CGACACAAAAAAATATTCTTATAGCAACTAAATTTCAAAATTTTAAAACTATAAGATTTGGCATCGGAGCTCATACAACTATAGACATTACAATTACTGATGTAGCTAATTATTCTTTTGAAATTGATTATAGTACTTTAGTAAATGAGATAACTGCTGAAGATTATTATTATAACTTTAGATTACTAATAATAGAATTACAGAAATTTACAGCGTTTACGGAAATAGCAATTTTAGATACTCTTGGAAATTGTGTCTTATACAGTACATTTCCAAAAGTACAATGGGATGAAAATATGTATAGTAATTTAAAATTTGAATTTGAAGCAATATAAATAAAGAGGTTTAAATGTCAATAACAAATTTAGGAAATCAATATATCACGTTTGATTACAGACATCCTGCTAAAGGTAGTGACTTTAATACTTTACTTAGAGAAGCTGTAAAAGCAGGTGTATATTCAGGAGGTTTAATTACATTTGCTGGTACTCAGATTACCATAGCGCCATTTGTAATATATATTAAAACAGGGACTCTTTATACAGATGGTAAACTTGTAAGAATTGAAACAAGAGCAAATACAGTAATTACTGTTAATGAAGCAACTCCAGTAATAGCTCTTACTTATACTTGGCAAGATGTATCTGAAAACTGGCTGGATTTTAATCAAAGAGCTCATGCTTCCAGTCCCTTACCAGATGAAATATGTTTAGGTGAATGTATATTTGGTGGGGGTGTAATTACTTCTATAGATTATTCTGAGAAAACTTGGGGGGCGGATAATGGTATTGTTCCAATAGGCTCAATAATTAGTAGACTTCCAGGATATTTTACAAACGGATCAAATGCAGGTTATTCTGCGATAGCTATAGATTTACCTTCTAGTTGGAAAGTATGTGATGGCTCTGTTTGTGCGGATGCAGACAGTCCAATATTCAACGGTGCTGGACGATATCTCCCGAATTTAACAGATAACCGGTTTTTAATGGGGAGTACAGTCGCACTGGCAGGTCTAATAGGTGGTAATGCTAATAATCAAGTAAGTCTGTCAGAAGCGAATTTACCGGCGCATACTCATACAATTACTCATACGCATACTTTTTCTGGTAGTACCGGAGGTCATAGTGTAAGTCATACACATGGGGTACTGAAGCATTATGGTAACGCGAGCAATCCTGGTTATGTTTCTGGTGGAGAAACGATTAACACTGGTGCATACGATCAAACCGCTGGTGCTAGTGCTGACCATACGCATACTTATTCAGGTACTACAGCAGGATCATCCGCTGCTAATTCGGGTTCAGTTGGGTCAGGATCAGTATTTAGTATCCTTCCAAAATATTTAACTGCAACATATATTATTAGAATAAAATAAAGGAGATTAACTCATGGGAATAAAAAATTTTATAGTGAAAGATTCATACTCTCGTATAGAGAGAGTAGATGTGACGAAGGCGACAAAAACAGTAGATTACTATTTAACTGTGTATAGAACATCAGAGAGAACTGAAGTGATCGCTGAGGGGATTAGATTCACAGTAATTAATAACGCTATGGATAAGAAATGCTCTTGTACTAATGAAGGGACTTCAAGTATTACTTGTGGCATATGTTATGGTACAGGTTACATCGCTAAAAATGACTATGATCTGATTTTTGAAGAGGCACTAAAGAATGATATAAATGTTTTGAGTATCTGCTATCAAAATCTTATGCAGCGTCCAGAATTCATTGGTACAGAGATGGTATAATAGGATGGAGGGTAAAGAGAACACCCAAAGATTTTACTGCCATATTTGTGAAGCGACCATCTTCTATTATGAGCTAGACGATGTGTTCACAATAAAGGGTAGTAGTGCTGTAAAAGTTTTCTTTTGTTCTAGCTGCGGAACAATTAAAGTAATTAAATAAAGAGGTGTTGAATGACGTACACAGTATTTTATAAAAGAGTAAACTCAGTTTTCTGGAAAAAACTCAAGAAAGTGAAAGGGGACGGTCTTCTTGATGAGTCTACTGGCTATGCGGACACTAATGGATTCCAAAGTAAGACAACAAATAATTCAAGATGGTTTATCCTTGAAGATGAGACTAGAATAGAGATACCAGTAAATAATGTTATGTTTAAGTTTTCTAAAGAAAGATTTATGAGTATTAAGCAAAACGTTGAGAGAGAAACTGGTCAGAGAGTGTAGAGAAAGATAGTATGAGGGAAATTAAATGGGAGTAGTAAATACAGGGAATCAACAAATATACTTTAGATATAATATGCCTCTTATATCTTCAGATTTAGGTAAGCTACTACATAATCTAATTAAACCTGGGATATATGATGGTGGTTTACTTACAATAGATTCAGGAGATATAGTTAATATAGCAGTAATGGATGTATTATGTAATACTTCTGCTAATCAAGCTGTACATGTAAAAACTCAAGATACGGTACAACTCACTATAGCAGAAGCGACTCCATATATTACATGTCAATTTACGTGGGTAGATCAAGCAACAAACTATATGGACTTTACAGCTAAAGCAGTTGGGGATTTACTCAGTACTGATATTATAATAGGTATGGGAGTATACGTAGCTAATGTGCTTACTTCATTTGATTATAGTGAAAAAACCTGGGGTTTAATAGATCAAAGTGGTAATGTAAGGGTAGAGAATGATTTACTATTATCTGGAGAATCTATATATGAATATTTAGATGCTCTTCACAATGGTAATTATGTTGACCTTTTAGTATCCCGCCCTTCAACGTCTACAGTTACGGTATCATGGACAGAATTATTTGTAGGTGGAAGAAGAACAGGTGCACAATCATTTACTCTTAATATCGCAAACAGCGGACTTCTTGGCTTAGATACAGGTTCAGAATCAGCAGACGCATGGTATTACATATGGATAATCGCAAAAGCAGACGGAACAGTTTCAGCGATTTTATCAGCAAGTGCAACAGCGCCGACCATTCCAACAGGATATATTTATAAAAGATTAGTGTCAATGGTTAGAAATACAAGTGGTGATTTTGTAAATTTTGTGCAAGAGAATGAAAGGTGGGGGTATGTTTCAGGGACTGCTATGAAAACAGCATCTACATTTTTAAATGAAACATTGGATTGTTCTGTTTATATTCCAGAAAAAGTTCAATTTGCAAATATAATTTTTTCTTGTAGTTCACTTGATAGTGCTACAACTTCACAAAATATAATAACTGTATATCAATATCTTAATGGCACATATACTCTTGTTGGACACTTTACATCTAATGTAGCTTCGATAAATAATCAGGTATTAAATTATTTTACAGGTAAAATTGGAGTTTCTTCAAGAAGCGTAAAATATATTAGTGCTGATGTACAATCAGCAACTTCAGTATTAACACAATTGAGAATATCAAGTTTTGAAGTACCCCTATAAAAATCTAAACGTAACAGGAAGCGAGGAATGAAACTTAAATGGAAAATTTGCAGATTAAAGCGAGCGATGTTTATAAACTTATTGTCTTTTGCGTCGCTTGCTTATCTTATTATTTTTCGGTAAGGATTAATGGCAATATCTAAATTTCAATTTGAAATGATATCAGACCCAACTTGTCTTTCATTCTATAATGAAGACTGGGAAGAAGACGGAAAAATAGGTGTACCTATAAGAAATTATGCAAAGATTCTATTTAAAGATTCCTTGTTCAATTTCTTCCCTTATTCTGAATTATATTATAAAGATTCTAGTGGTCAAATAGTTGATAGTGTATTTTTTGTAGAAGGGCTCGAACTTAAATGTAAACTAGGTTATATTAAGCAAGACGAAGAAAAAACAGAGGCAGAAAAAAAAGATACAAAAAGAAAAGATTATTTAGAACATGATTATATATGGTCAGCGAATGAAGTTAATAATATAAACTTTTCAAATGGTATATCGGGTGATAATCTATTCATGATGATATCTAAATATTTCTATAATGATGTACCTAGATCAAGATCATTCAATCACGAAGATTCTTCTACAAAACAAACTATCAGTGATATTTTAGTTAACACTATATTACCAGAATGGGGGATAGACAAAACAAAATATGCATTAAAAGAAACTATATCCGAAACATCAGGTACTCCGTACATACCTCAAAATAATATGACAAATAAAGAATATATAGCTAAGCTTGCAGAATATGCGTATAGCAATAATAATCAGTCTTCTGGATTTTATACTTTTATAAATTGTAATGGTGAATTTTATTTTGCTACTATTCAAATGCTAATGAATCAACAACCAGTTAAAAAGTATATTATAGATTTAAATACTGATATGATGGTAAGTGAAGACTATATAAAAGATTACAGGATATTCCATGGTGGGGTGCCTGTAAATTTTGATAACTATAATAGAAGATTATATAACTATAAATTTGATGGTATATTAGAAAAATCTGTCTCTGCTAATGAAAATATATTGAAGTACGCAGATGAATCAGAATTTGATACAGAGACTAAATTACTTATACGAAATCAATATATCCCTTCAGCAAACACTAGACACTCTTATATGGGAATACAACAAAGTATTCAAGATATAGAATTTCATAAGGGGTTTAAAAATTATTATTATAGAGATACTGCAATGTGTTATAGAATGGCAGTAGTGGTATCTTTTGATGCTAATATTGTATCAGGCAAAACTATAGAAATATATGTTGAACATCTAAATAAAGAAAATGAACAAGCTGCAGAATTTTCAGGTAATTGGTTAATATGTGAATCTACTCATATAATAGATAAAAATGGTATTCCGTATTCTCAATTGATCTTAAGTAAACCGCAAATAAAGATAGATAGTACTCATCCATTTTTTAATGATTTTAAAACAGTGTAAAAAGAAAGGTAGAACTTAATCTACCTTTAAAAATAAAATGGAGGTTAATGAAAAGATTAAACCGTTACAGATATTAGTTCATATATTTTTCTTTGAACTAGTTTTTGAAATCTTTTTCTTATATAAAATCTAAATGGTTGTCTTAATAATTCTATCTCTTGAGTTATTAGTTCTTTAGGAGCATCTAATTCAATTAGTAATAAAAATCTTTCTTTTCTTCTACAGATTACATATTCATAATTTATTTTTTCCTTCTTTATATAATCATTGATAATCTTGTAGAGCATTCTTCATTAACCTCTTTAGATATATTTTTCTCAATAGAATATTTTTTAAATTTTTGTAGAATATTAGCCTTATCAAATTCTTGAGAAAATGTTTCTTTTGTATTTTCTGTTCTAAGTAATTTAATACCAGCTTCTCTTATATAATATCCTCTATATTTTTCAAATACTAATTTCTTATTAGGAGCGTCTATAATATTTAGTATGTTGTTCTTACTTGTAGGTTCTTCTCCATATGATATGGTTTCATGTGTAAAGTATAAAGGTACATTTATAGTCTTAATCTTTCCTTCTTTAATCCCAAGTATTCTATGTTTTTGCTGCTCGCCGTTTCGAGTTTCCAGAGGGACTCCCAATATGCAATGTTGATTTATTTGAGTGTCAGTATAATCTTCTTGAGAATGATGATGCCCATGAATAAAACATCCTCTAAGATTTTTAAACTCTAAACCCTCGCTAGCAAATTCAAATTCCTTAGGCATAATATGAGTAAATATAAAATCAAATTTACCTTCTAAAAGTTCATATTTCTTATTATCATTTCTAAAAGGAAGTATTAAACATTTATTTCCTTCTAATTCTATCTCTGTTACATCTTCATATATAGATATATTCTTATGTATTATATGTGGAAGTAGAGTATTCCCTTTTGTATCAGACCGGTCGTGATTTCCCGTTATAAGATGAGAATGCTTAAACTGAGAAATAAATTCTATTATTTCTAATTCAATATCTGCGTGCGGACTGGAATTGTCAAAAATATCTCCCAAAAATACAATCTCTTCATCCTTATAATTCTCAAGTAACCAACCAAAAAAACTTTTAATAGCTGATCTATATGGTTCCTTCGATTTTGCATGTAAGTCACCTACTACAATTGCCATTCTTTTAATACCTCATCTATAGATTTTCCAGTAACTTTCTCAACAGTTGATACATATCTATTTAGTGTTGTGTAACTTCGTATAGATCCGGCTTGTACTCTTCTAATAAAATAAATTAAATCATCTAATAATAATTTCTCATTTTCAGTCATTTCTTTAATATCTCCTCTAAAGTTACTGGTTCAAAATTTCTTACATCCACTCCAACATTATAAGCATTAACTAAATTGGCGGCCATAGGATGATGACTATCTTTATCAGAATGTATATGCCCATATAGATGAATACTCCCATGATGCTTTCTATCCCAGACTTGTATAGGATAATGAAACAAAACTATTGGAGTTTTAACACCATTTACAATTTCATAATTAACATAATAATCTCTACACCAATTAAATTTTTGTTGAACTAGTCTACTTGATCTAATTATCTTATCATGATTACCATATAGTAAATATTTGTTACCATTTAACCGGCTTAGTAATTTAATAGCTTTGTTTTCATCATTACTGAATATACAATCACCTAAAAAATAAACACTATCATTAGGTGATACTTTTTGATTATGCTTATAAATAATATATTCATCCATTTCTTCTACAGTTTTGAATGGACGATTCTCATATTTAATTATATTCCCGTGGCAGTAATGCTGGTCTGAAGTGTAGTAGTTTGTCATTTTATTAACCTCTCACAAATTCCTTTTAATGTATTAAATATTATATCTAATCTTACTCTCTTCTTTTTAATATAATTTTGATGATATTGATTCAATCCTAACCTTACTATCCCATCAACATAATCAGCTCTAAGTCTTTCTATTACTTTTATTTTTTGACTATAAGACATTTCAGGAATATCATGTAGTATATCTGGTAGATTGTGTTCTCTTAAGAAGTTATAATATTTATCTCTCATAATAATTCCTAAAACAGATAGTTAAATTTTTTGATTCTATTTTGAGCAACTTTAAATATATCTTCATCTATTTCAAAACCTATTCCATTTCTCTTTGTAGATTTACAAGCTATCATTGTACTCCCACTACCCATACAAGAATCAAGTACTAGATCTCCCTCTTCTGTATAAGTCTTAATTAAATACTCTAATAAGGAAACTGGTTTTTGAGTAGGGTGCAGACTTCCTTTTAACGTGTCTCTATTAAATTTCAAAACTGATCGTGGATACGTTTTTGTTTTATCATAGTCATCCGAGTATTTGTAAGTCTGATCATCATGAGTTTTACTGGTTTTCTCACCTTTAAATATCCCAATTGACTTAAACACTCTATTTTCCATTATAGGAAAATATTTAGGCTGTTCTTTATAGAAAACTGCAATACTTTCATGTACTTTAGCAAATTGCTTCTTTAGAAAGAAAATATTAGTTGGTCTTTCTTTCTCCCAAATTAATTCATACCTGAACCATTCTTTATTTGACAAGGCTAATTCAGCAAAGAAAATACCAGTTCCAAATAATAGGATACATCCATTATCTTTTATAATTCTCTTATACTGATTCCACAATTCATTAAAAGGAATTATAGAATCCCAGGAACAATCAGTAGTCCCATAGGGAAGATCGGTAAAAATTAAATCAATTGATTTGTCTTTTACTTTATTCATTCCAGTTAAACAATCTTCATTATATATTTCTATTGAAGTTTTATTACGCATACACAGTTATCTACAATAGTTTTATAGGGAATATGTAATTGATGATAATTATTTCTATGCTGAGTAGATAATTTATCTTTAACTAAACAAAAGAAATTTTCATCAAGAATAAAACATCTCAACATTGATTTAAATATAATACACAAACAAATGGGTTGCAAAATATCTATTTGATTGACGTGCACTATAGTGTTTTCACTCTCTTCTTGTAGCACATTATCTTTAAATAATTTTGAAACTCTAAAATCATAATAACATCTATCTATTAAACACCCTTGAGATTCAAAAGCGAAACAAGTTGTATTATTTTGTAGCTCAAACTTTATAATATTATTTAATGATTTAATTGGTACAGATAAATATTTTGTATTATCCATTTTCTTCTTCCTTATTTATAATATAAATAATCCTTTGTGAATTTAAAACTATCTTCCGTAATATTCAAAATTTCTATTACTACTTAATAGTGTAAGCATTGCCCTTACAGCATCTACGTCTTGATAGTTTTTAATACTTCCATTCATACACATTCTAAATTTAATAGTTTTATAAGAAGTATCATTGGCGTTAAAGTCAACTATAAGAGTACCTACTATTTTATCTCTGTCTTTAAAATAATAAATAGCTGAAATGGTATTCGACTTTTTATCATACTGACTAATATATTCAATTTTCTCAACTTCTTTGCTAAACCATTCTACAATGTTTATAATTTTTACTTCAGAAGTTATGTTATGATTTAATGCTAGTTGATTGTACAAATTAGCCGAGTGCTCTATGTTTATAATACTAGCGCCAAATCCATTTATTGATAGTAATAAAAATATTGTAATTAACTTTTTCATTTTATCTCCTTTATTTACTTATAAAACCGCAAATATCACATTTAAGACTTCCATCTTCTTGTTCAATGTATTCATGACCAGATATAATTTCGTTGTATCTGAATTGATAATAAACTTCTGTAATCCAACATATAGGTCTAAATATTATTTTGATATTCACTTTCATAGAATCCTTCACTCTCCCAAGGCAGCATGCTATCATTAGAGGTTTCTTGAATACACTCCGGTATAATGCAGTTCAAGCACCCTTCCACCGTATTCCAGTTCAATCTACAATATTCTGAATATTCATCAATCTTTCTAATATAGGGTTTATTCTTTAGAACCTTTCTTACATAGGGTCTTTTAACCTCGTCTGTTTTAGGATTAACTTTTCTAAGTTCTCTATAAGACTTTTGGTAAGACTTTTGATAATCATCTAAATTTAATGGTTGGCAATTATCACAAAGCCTACGTCTTCTATTTTTTACCTCTACCCTTTTCCCGCATCTCTGGCATATAATAGTCTTAACTTCCTTTTCCAAAACTATTCTCCTTATTTAAATTTGTCCTCTTCTTTTAACTTCAGGCTGTGGTAATAATCTTGGTACATTCTTGCTTTTCTTATTATAATTAAATATATCGACTAACGCAAAATCAATTATCTCTGAAGTCACATATGGGAACTTGTTTAACTCAAATAATTTATTAAGAGCATATTCAACTTGATCAATACTTATACTTCTATCTATACCTTTTAATTGACTAGATTGCCAAGACGGAACTTCTATACCTGATAATGTCTTATATATAGTTCCTAACATATAACGAAGTTTATCTTTTAACTCAGGGCTATACTGAATATTAAAAGCTTCTGAATCTCCTTTAAATAGAGCATTGATACTTTTTATTAAATCAGTATTAGAAATAATTTCTAGTTCTTTTATTACTTCTTTAACTGTCCATAACTCTGAATAGATAACTCTTTCAAGATAACTGATTGCTTGTCTAAGTGAACCATAACTATTTTCTGCTATAGTGAGTAAGACTTCAGCCTGCTCCGGATTAGTCATAGGTACATTTTCTTTCTGACATATAGAATACAATTGAGCTCCTATGTCTTCTGTAGAAAGTGCTTTAAGTTTATAAGTAGTACAGCGATTAGTAATGGCTTTGGGAATATCTTTTAAATCCCCCATTGAACCTAAAATCCAATAAACATTCTTATAGTCTTTTTCAATTGGCTTAAGTAAATTGTTAAGAGCTGCAGGAGACTTTTTCATTTCCTGTATTTCGTCCAAACAAAAAACTTTGGCTTTAGCGGTAGAAAAAGATTTGACATCTGCATTTTCAGCAATTTCCCGAGCTCCGTCTATCCCAATGTTTGAAGAATTATACTCAAAATAATAATTACTTATCTTTTCTTCTGCAATACTCTTACATATACTACAGACATTACAGGCGTTACCATTAGAATCTTTATCATTACATAAAATATTTTTGGCTAGTATTCTTTGAATTGTGGTCTTACCAATTCCAGTATTACCCGATAATAAAATTACTCTTGGTATTGTTCCTTCTTTTGATCTCTTTGTAAGATCCTTTATAATAGAAGTATGACCCACAACCTCACTTAAACTATTAGGTCTATACTTATTATATAGAAGGGTATTTTCATTATTCATTCATATTCTCCTTATATCTCTTATTGCATTCTTCACATCTACTTAGTAGATCTAATAATGCTACGTCAGTATTTACTTTGAAATATCTTTGATGATTATTTAAATAACTTATATCAGGCATATCATAAGGGCTTTGATGATTATAACCCCTATTTAACATCTCTATTACTAGTTGATTATGTCTTATTTCCATAGAAGCAGGTTCTATTTGTCCCATTTCAATTCGTTTAGCTATTGAATGTTGTTTAACAAAATTATGTCTGTGTTTATGTATTTCACTATGTTCACCTAATAGATGCTGTCTACACAATATTTTAGGATTTACCATCCACATTCTCATAATTTATTCTCCTTTATAATAAAATAAATAAATTATTCAAAATTTAAAAATTATTTTTACCATAAGGATCTTGTGATACGTCAAAACAAAATAATCCCATATTAACCCACATCTCAACCATACATTTTCTATCATCTATAACAAATAGAGGGTTATATTTATCTTTAATATAGGCATTAAACAGCTCGCCCTTAACTACCACATCACTTCTGTTGTCCTTTTCTTTTCTCATATAAAGAAAATCATAAGGAATAATATTTTTAGTCAACCATTCAATTGTTTCTACTCTACAAATAGAGTCTCTCCCAGATAATAAAATAATAGTAACATTAGGATTGTATCTATAAGTAGATACAATAGCTTTGACAGGTTCAATCACTTTATCATTAATACAAGCTTTAAAATCAAATATTCTTCTATCAACACTGTTGGATAAAGTCCCATCGATGTCTATAATTATACAAGAGGGTAATTCTGGATTACTTTCATATTTAGGCTTATATCGTTCTATCATCTGTTTCAGATAGATTTCATTATTATGCCAAGTCTTCTTAATAACCCCTTCACCAATAGGAAAAGATCGTTTCTTATCTCTTTCAATTGCTTCATATAAAGTAATAGGAAATTCTTTTTCAATAAATTCAATATCTTTTCCAAAGGATAAAATCCATTCTTTAAATGCTTCTCTTCGTTCTACATTAAGATTTTGTTCATCAAGTATAATATCTTTATCTGTATTTTGTAGTAATGATTTAATTAGGTTTCTATAAAGAATATCTACTATCTTTTCATTCTCAGGTGTATATGTGTAGTCCGTTGTCATAAATCTGATGTCATCTCGACTTACTCTTTGGGTATTCGGGTTATCTTTTACAAACTGTTTCGCCCAAGTACTTTTACCTGAGGCTATAAGCCCGACGGTCATGTATATTTTTCTCACTCTATTCCATCCTTAAAATTTTCTATAAATTTTAAATCAGCTACTTCGATCCAATTACTTACAACAAACTCCCGCTCTCTATGCGTATTTGCCTGACTCCACATTTTAATGAATTTTTCAAAAGTAATCATACAAAATTGCATTTTACAACTTCCATAAAATAAGCCTATAGTAAATTGGCCTAAATCATACTTTTTAGCTAATGTTATTAAATGATCATATTCATTAAACATTATTTCTTCTCCTTAATCATTCTCAAAAAATACAACTTCATCTTTTCCGTAAACTTCATAATCATAAAAAGTTTCTAGATATTTTTCTAAAGTCCATAGTTTAGGATTACAAATGTTTAATCTATATATTCTTGACATAGCTATTTCTAAAGATTCTGAAATAATTGAAATATGCTCCCTGCCATGTTGTTTAGATTTCCAAACAAATAATTTCATTTCTTCTCCTATTATGATTTGTAGTCTACTGCTATCATTCTATCTTTCATAACATAATTTCTCCTGTTTACTTTTCTCATCTTTATACATAATAATCATTCTTTCTATGTAAGCTAACAATTTATTAAAATCTTGTTCATATAAAACACTATAAGCGCTTTCACTGAGCATTAGATTTAAACCTTTATTATCACCTCTTTGTCTAAAATCAGTTCTTAATCCAATAATAGGTTTATTGATTCCAGTAGCGAATCCACATTCAAAAGCTGTGCCAGAATCCACATCAGTTCCTTCCATATTGACTACTAAAAAGTCACACCATCTAATACCTTCAATACACTTCTCATATATGCTATAAGGATCAGTTAGTCCATCACATTGCTCTTGAGGTAAAAATATTTCATAACCCAATTCTTGAAGTTTGTTTGCTAATTTTTTATTATACTCAATTTCAGCTAATGTGAACAATGCAGATGCTAAATAAATTTTAGTTTTCATATTGATATAAACTCCTTTAGAAATTTCTCATAATAGCTAGAATCATTATTTCTTTTTGCTCCTCGTATACCTTGGTTATATGCTGTAATCAAATCACTAAACAATACCAAGTCTGAATAGTCAGTAATACTTCTCATATACATGTAACACGCAAATATATTACACGATATATCATATTTATCTTTTACGTTATGTTTAAGCTTATATTCTTTTAAATAAGGAACCGTTGCTTTATATCTATGTTTCAAATATTTAGAATTCTGTTGCGATAATCCAAAGTCAATTGATTTGACTTTTTTACCCTTTCTATTTATGCCTTTAGCAGTTATCTTATATTGACTCTCTATAGATACTATAGACATTATAATCTTTGGATTGATATTAAATTCTTGACTACCATAATAGATAGCATCAATGAATCTTTCTTTGTTTTGTTTATTCCATTGTCTATTATGTTTTTTAAGAAAATAATTTAAATCATCTTTAATAACACTTTTACTTATTACTACTTTATCAAGTACTTTAGCATTAAGTAATGGATCAACTTTGATTTCTTTTTCTGAAGAACAATTAACTACAAATAGAATTGTAAACCAAATTACTAGAAATTTTTTCATTTATTTATACCTTATTTAAATTTTGTTTCTATTTATAATATAGATTTTAAACTAAAAAAGTTAAACTATTTTTTAGATAGTTTAACTTTTTTCAACAGCAGAAATTACTTAACTGAATCGATTTTAATATTTAGATTTTTCTTTTCTCCAATAATCAAATCGTTAATTGTAGTTCCGTTAAAATATACATCTTCAGTAGTATAAGATGTTCCAAAATTCTTATTGTAAAATTCTGCTTTATTCTTAGCCTCAATAGTACAAATAATATTAACTACAAGAAACAGTACTGACATAATGAAAACTATTATAGGCAACATAGTAAACATATTATCCTGTCCCAGTATTATCGCTATTACTACACTAATCAGACATACAACAATTAAACCTACAGTTAATTCTAACATAATTTTTTGATTCTCCTTTACTTTAATTTTAAAATTTCTTTGATTATATCTACAACTATTTTCTTATCTACACTATTTTGTAGTTTAGAAAATCTATAAGCTTTATCGAGTAATTCTTTATCTAGTAATTCAGCTTCTTCAAGTAAATCTTCATATGATACTTTACCTTGTCTAATAGCTAGTAGATAATCTCTGTCTGGTCTTTTTACTTTTACACCTTCACCTTTAAGAATTTCTTCCCCCATTCTAAGTAATCTTATACAATGCATCCCGTGCTTTGTGTCAAATCCAAACTCTTCTTCTAAAAGATGTCTTGCTTCATTTCTATTTTCTTTCCATCTTTTCCAGTTGTTATATTCATCTAAGTCAGTTTGAAATTGAGATTTATTAAACCATATATTCCCATAGTAACTGTACCTTTCTTCATTACTAACAGATTTATAAATGTCTGGGGCACATTCTTGAATAGGTATAAATGAATTACCGTTTTCAATTAAGGGGTATGTATTGGAGTAGTTATCATACCAAACATTATATATATCATCTCTCACTTTTGTAAAAAATAATCTATTCTCAGAGAAATCTATACCTCCACTTCCCCATTTACTGATATACCCATCTACATTATGTATATGAATAATATAATCTTTAATATTGGGCTTCTTATCAAATTTACCTTCTTGCTCCTTGGTCAACCATTTACTATGGCCCCTAATCCTTTTTAACTGACTCATTGCATAGCCACTATATTTATGTTTAACTATTTTACTCAGTAACTCATCTCGTCTACTTCTTAAATACCAATAATCTTCAGTAGCAAATAATATTTCTTCTTCATCTACCCAGAGGCATTCCATAACATTCGGATTCCCTTCAGCTATTAAAGGTAAGCATTTACTCAACGAATATATCACTTGATCATTCGTACTATTCTCAAGTTGTTCTACTTTCTGATAACCAAGTATCATATCAATACTATCTTTGAATATACCTCTTATGTCTACATCAGAAGTTTCTGTATCAAGACCATAAGCATGACTACCTCCTACATAAAGACATATAAGATTATCTCTTACAGAATTTTTGATATAATCTTGTTGAGGAAAATCTTTAAAGAAGTTTTCTATTATATGATCTTTATATGTTATTGTATCTGTTTCAAAATTGTAGTTATTTTTCATTCCATTCAACCTCTTTTATTTCAAAGAAATGATTATCAATTCCGTCATAAACGTATCCGCATGAATAAGAATCAGTTTCTTTATAGAATCTGAAAATATTACTTACGCTACATTCACTGTTTCTATTTGCTATATATTCTAAAAAATCTTTATTCCAAATAATTGATAAAGTTCTTATGACTTCACTTGAGTTATTCTCGTTAATAATATATGTTCCCTCTATTGTAGGAGGAAAGGTTAGTTCAAATTTTTTCATTTTAAGTTCCTTATTGAAAAAATAGCTGATAAATACTCCAATAGATCTATCAGCTATTTTAAATTATTTCATACGATTCCCGTAATAATCAACTCTCTTTGTAATCCATTTATCAGCATTTCTTTTTTCTTTTTTAAAAGAACTCATAAATGCAATAGCTTCCTCATTTGAGCAATCTGATTGTTCTGGAAAAGCTTTTTTAAATTGTTTTACAGTAGTTGTCATTGTGAATCTCCTTTTTTAAATTATTGTTTTATACTCAATTATAATATAAATATTATGCGTAAAATTTAAAACTATTTTTTAGTTAATTTACGAAAATTTTCAACAGAAATTAACATATGTTCTCGTTCCATTTTAAAGTAGGCACAATCATCCGAATACCATATACTTCCATCTTTATTAAAATAAAGATAGTGAGAAGTTAAATGACATGGACTAAATCTATCATCTAATTTACATTGATCAAATTCCCAGAAATATCCCAAAGAAAATGCATGAAGTTGAACTTCTTTACTTCCACCTTTACTCACATCTACTTTATACTTAAACATATATCTTACTCCTACAGGTTAGTATCATATAGTTGTCTGGCATCTATTTTGAAAAAGTCATCTAATATTATTAAATAACAATTTGTTATTTCTTTACTATTAAAGGTATATTCCATCATATTAGGGTATTGATAACTATCAGGAAAAAGAATATCTTTGGGAACTATAACAAACTCGGGTGTTTTTCTATCTCTTATATGACATATCATCATTGGAATTTTTCCTTGTGATTCTTGGCATACTTTAATCCATTGATTAAGTATAGAGTTAGATTTCATATTTTTTTCATTTATAAAAAGAGGATTCCATTCTTTATATGATTTGGAATCTATGCAGAATAAATCGAAAAGCCATTTGTAATTTAAATCAGTGGGAACAAAATCTCCATGTCTTGTAGTATTTTTTCCTTGTTTAGCTCGAACAGTCCCGCGACTTCCCGATCCCAAATCTCTCCAGACTACATCATCATTTTCATTATTTGTAATCCAGAGAGATAGTTTCTTCGCTACTTCACGTTCATAATTATTCCCTAAAGCTTTAGAATTAGTTCTTTTCTTCTCTGTCATCAGCTTCTCCTGATTGTATAAGATTTTCTTTGTCTCTTAAACAATTAGTAAGACGCTCTCTTGTCACAGAATATCTATCTTTATAATAGATAGCATCATCCTGTTCTTTTCTAAGATTAACATTGATTACTGAAATTTGATTTAAATAGTTTTGTTCTTGTTTTAATAATTCTACTTTCTTGACTTCAGCTTCAGTTTTAACGCCAGCCATATAGACGGTGCCAAACAAACCAGCGGCTACCGTAAGCGCAATCCAAATTTGAGGAAAAGTTAATTTTAAAGGATAATTTTTCTCTTCCATTTTAGAATACCAAACCAGCTCTCACTGCATTATCTCTTTTATTATAGTCTATCATAAATTCTCCATATCCGCTATAATACTGCAAGAACAGCTTAGGTTGAATATAAGATGTTATAATTCTAAATTGAGCTTCAATAATAAAATACCCTTTAACATCATGAAAGTCTTTATTTATTTGATAAGCATCATAATCGGATTTATCATATCCACCAAATTTAAAACTAATCTCCTCTTTATCCAAATAAGATACTGAAGTACTTCTTAGTTTAAAAAATATACAAGCTTCATAGTAACTTTTATATAATTCTATATCTTCGTTCTTACTTGATTTATTATAATAGTTAAAAGCTTTTACATTAAGTCCTACATTATATTTATCACCATAAGATATTTGAACTTGGCCATAATAAGTATTTATACCTCTTGATTCTGCGCCATCTCTCCCATTAGACATATGAAATATTGGAGAGAGTTGTATATAATCTAATAAGCCAGTATCAAGATTAAATATATTATTCTTTGATTCAAAAAGTAAAAATGCTTCTGGTTGATAGTTATTATCATAAAAAGGACCAGACTTATCATAAATATGCCAACTACTAGTTTGACTATACGCTACATAAAGACCTAATTTAGTTGGATAAAGTAAAGCATACTTAGCAGATACTTGAAATTTAATTTGATCTTGTTCATCTCCTGAAATAAAGTAGTTGTCTTTATACATGGACATGGGAGATTGATACTCTTCGGCTACAGC